CCGGTGACTTTTTTGCATTCAAGAATATTGTCCGTGGGCAATTAAAAGAACTTATCCCGTTAGACCCTGGGTCAGTTACGGTTGATCGTAGCGCCAATGGAACTTTGACATATAGAATACATGCTCAGTCTGCAACAACAAGTGGCGAAGCATACGCAATACAATCTTCTTTTGCAGAAGAAAAAGAATTTCCCGCTGAATCTATCTGGCATGTCCGTGGGCCAAGTTGGAATACGTGGATGGGACTCCCTGCTGTCACGATTGCAAGGGAATCAATAGGACTTTCGCTTGCGACTGAAGAATCACATGCGCTGCTTCACGCAAACGGGGGCCAAACAAGCGGGCTATATTCAATCACTGGAACGCTTAACGATACACAGCACAAAGAACTTTCAAAGTGGGTTGAAAAGCATATTGCGGGTTCAAACAAATTCAAACCATTGATTCTTGATCGTGATGCTAAGTTCCATCCAACAACCATGAACGGTGTAGATACTCAGCATATAGAAACGCGCCGTTTCCAAATTGAAGAAGTTTGCAGGGCTTTCCGGGTAATGCCGATAATGATCGGGCATCCCGACAAGACAGCCACTTACGCAAGCGCGGAACAAATGTTTTTGGCTCATGTGGTACATACTTTAAGTCCTTGGTACAAACGCATAGAAGATAGCGCCAATGTCAATTTGCTTACAGAGCAAGAACAAAATACAGATTGTTACGTAAAGTTCATAACGAATGCCCTTATGCGCGGTGCTGCAAAAGACAGGGTGGAATATTACTGGAAGATGTGGCAAATGGGCAACCTGAACAATAACGAAATGAGGGCACTTGAAGAATACAATCCGCGTGAAGGCGGGGATGAGTATTTTGTTCCGGCCAACATGATATTGAGTGATGGGACTCAAAGCAATGGGCAACTTGTGGGTTCGCAGCCAAACCAAAAGGACGCAGGCAATGTATAAAACTTCAATTGAAACGATACCTCGCAATATCATGAACTCTGGCCGAGTTATTTCAGCCGCCAATGAATCAAAGTTGATTGCGGCAAGGGATCAGATAGATGCAGTCCTTTCTGCGCTTAAAATGGATGACGAATCTAACGCCATGAACCGTGGTCGCAATCTTTCTCCGGGCGTTCTGAGGATTGGGAAGATTGAAGAAAAAGAGGCTGAAGTTTTTATCTATGGCGATATTGGGGATTATTGGGATGGAGTTAGCGCCGACGAATTTGTTAAGGAAATTTCAATTCTTGACGTAGAAACGATAAACGTAAGGCTCAATTCTTGTGGTGGTGTCATCTATCATGGAATTGCTATTTACAATGCTCTGGTTCGCCACAAGGCCAAAGTGGTTGTTCATATTGATGGAATTGCAGCCAGCATTGCATCTGTGATTGCTATGGCCGGAGACGAGATCATGATTAGCGAAGGCTCAAACATTATGATCCATAAGCCATGGAGCTTCACAGTGGGCGATGCTAACGCCATGCGTAAAGAAGGTGAAGTCCTTGATAAGTTGGAGGCTGGAATCATAGACATCATCGAAGCCAGAACCGGAAACAATCGAGCGCAACTTGAGTCATGGATGGCTGAAGAAACATGGTTTCTTGGACAAGAAGCCGTTGACGCCGGATTTGCCGACATGATGATTCCTGCCAAAAAGAAAGAGAAACCAACAAAGTCAAGCCTGCTCAACCTTTTCAAAAAAACTCCAAAGAATCTTTTGCCAGAAAACGATAACGTACCATCGGTACGAGAATTCGAGCGCCTTCTCCGGGACGGGGAGGGATTATCAAACAGTCAAGCGAAGCGGGTTGCAGCGTTGGCCTTCAGAACTCATCGGAAGGATGAGCCTGAACATCGGGAAGATGAACACAAAGATGCTACCCATACCGATTTTATTAACAACTGTATGGAATTAAAAAGAATTATCGACAATGCAATAAAGGAGAAAGCTAATGCCTGATATCGACCCCAAAGAAGCCGTCACTCAGCTTATGACTGCGTTTAACGAGTTCAAGGCTGCCAATGACGCCAATGACAAAAAGCGTGATGTTCTGCTTGAGGACAAAATCAACAAAATCAACACGGCAATGGACAGGTTCGAGCCATTGAACCAGCAGGTTACTTTGGCTGCTCAGAACCAGAAGGCCATGCAGGATCAAATGGATCAGATTCAGGCGCTTTTGCAGACCCCGAATCTTGGTGGGACTTCTACCGAACGTGAAGCAAAAGAGTTCCGAACTGCGTTTGATCGTGTTATGAGACGCCCTCCGCAGGATCGTGATCCCAAAGATGTGGCTATGATTCAGAAGCGCATGGCCGCATTGGTCAAGTCCGACGATGTGAGCGCCGGTTATCTTCTGGCCCCTCCTGACATGCAGGCTGAAATAATCAAGGACATCGTTCTGATGACCCCCATCCGCCAACTGGCAACAGTCAGAACCATCGGAGTTGGAAGTTTGAAAGGGCCAAAGAAAACCGGAGCGACAACGGCTACCCGCGTGGGTGAAGTTACAACCAGAACCAACACCGGCGACCCGACCTATGGCATGTACGAGTTCCAGGCCCCTGAAATGTTCGCCCGTATCGAAGTTTCTTTGCAGATGCTTGAAGATTCGGCGTATGACCTGCTTGGAGAACTTCGCCAGGATGCAGCAGGACAGTTTTCAGTGAAGGAAGGTTACGAGTCCATCAACGGCGTTGGCGCTGCTAACCAGATGGAAGGTCTGTTAGTCAATAGCGACATCGTTGCTGTAAATAGTGGTGCGGCTGCTTCGCTGACCGGCGATGGTCTGCTTGACCTGTTTTATGCCCTGAAATCTGGCTACACCCAAAATGCTGTTTTCGGTCTGAGCCGGGCAACTCTCGGCAAAACCCGTAAACTGAAAGATGGGCAGGGCCAGTATTTGTGGATTCCGGGTATTGCTACCGCAATGCCAAACACTCTGGCCGGTGCGCCTTACGTTGAAATGCCGGACATGCCCGCCGTTGCAGCCGGAACATATCCGATTCTTTATGGCGATTTCCGAAAAACGTATGTTATCGCTGACCGGATTGCCATTGCCTTCCAGGTAGATTACACGACCGGAGCCGACAACGGGCTTGTAGTATTCCGCGCCCGTAAAAGAGTCGGTGGCGGTGTGCGGCAGGCTGATGCAATGAAGAAACTTTATATTTCCGTCTAACCAAATTCGCCGGGTTAAAATCCGTCTTGAATAAAGGAGAAAATCAAATGAACAATTTTTTAAATAACTGCAAGGTAACGTATGTTTTAGCCCCTGTAGCTGATGGCCAGGCTGCAAGTGCTACATCCATCCTGGATATGAAGGGGTGGGACGGCGTGGCGTTTATCGCTTTGACTGGTGATGTGACAAGCGGGTGCGTATTGACCCTTGCGGCGCAACAGGATGAATTGAACGGGTCTGGCGGCATGGCATCATTGACCGGGACCGCCACATACACGGCACTTTCCGCCTCTGATGCGGATAACAAGGCTCTGATTTTGGATGTTCAGAAACCGAACAAAAGATATGTCCGGGCGCTGTTTACTTCCGCCACACAGAATGCAGTCAAGGCCGGTGTTATCGCAATCCAGTATCGTGGAACACATCTCCCGGCAACCCAGGATACAACTGTCATAAACTCAAAACTGATTTATGATGCTGCTGAATAATTAACCAATGGCCGGTGAAAGCCGGTCAACTCCAAAATGCTTAGCATTAGAGCGTAAAGCTCGCAACAAAGGAGAATTAAAATGAGTGATCCGAGTTATCAGCCCCGCGTTTATCGCAAAATGGGCGGAGATGTAATGGTTGTTGCCTACGGCGGACAGATTCTTGTCGAGCCGGGCGGAAGTGTTATGGGCGGGAACCCGACCGGGGCCGCTGATTATTTTGTGGATCTTAACGTATCGGCAACGGGCGATGGGTCTATCGCTTCGCCATTTGCTACAATTGCAGAGGCTATTACTGCCAGCAACCTTTCAATCGGCTTGACGGCTAACCGCTGGTGGGCCAGACGTAACCGTATCTTTGTCATGGGCGACGGCATCACGGAATCCCTGACTGTTCTGCCTGAAAAATGCGATATTATCGGATGCGGATCTGACCTGTATCCTTTTCCGAGAGTTATCGGAGCGCATACTATTGCGGTTGCAAAGGTTTCTTGCCGGTTCATTAATATGGGATTTCAGGCTTCTGGAACCGGAGACTTATTTGTTATCCCGGTCAGTTGCCATGGATTGCAGTTCATTGGATGTACATTCACTGCTTCTGCTGCTGGCAATACGAAATGCCTTGAAATCACGGACTCCGCTCACGTATTGGTGAAAGATTGCAAGATCATCACCCCTTCCGGCGCTATCACTACAAGCATTTTCGCAGTAGGTATTTCCATCGAAGGCACGGCTGCAATTCACGATCTGCAAATTGAAGATAATTTCATCTTTGCAACGGCTGGAATTGCTATTGCCAATGGAACGCTTCAGGGAAGTGTCATTGCAAGAAACATTATCCGGGTTGTCGGCGGGTTGGCTATCAATGACGACTCTGACGATGTGGTTTGTGTTGACAATCGGTTCGTCAGTTCCAACGGAGGGCTTGTTGAAGCTCAGTTCTGCGATTGGAACAGTCTGCTTGCGGTAAATAATCTTGCGTCATCCAACACGGCTCAGTCTGGCAACGTACCTGCAGCTGTAGTTTTAACTTCGTAACCTTAACGGGCGGAGAAATCCGCCCTAAGGACTAAGGCCATGATCTGTAAACAATGCAAACAAGCGTTTAATGGTGCATCTGGAATCTGTCACTTGTGTGGTACAGATCATTCAGATCCTATTGAAATAACCAAAGTGACAACGCCGTCAATAGAATCAAAACCTGAAGCCGATATTGTTGAACCTGATAAGGTCGCAATTAAAAAGAAAGTAAAGGCTAAAAAATGACAGAATATGGTGATTTCTCTCCAATAGCCGATAAAATATTGAATCCTGATGGCAGCGTAACCAGCATCTTGACCGGAACAACTGTTGAGGGGGCGAGCGCGGCAGGGGCAGCTTTATATTTAACTTTTTCACCAAAAGCCGCTAAATATCTTTTGCCAGATGGGTCTGTGGTAAGCGCAGTGCCGTTGCAAGCCATTATTGCAGGAACAGCTACGGCTGGATATAGCGTAGTATCCGATGGTGCAGGAGGGCTTGCTTATTCTGATATTATTGGCCTTGCCAACGCTCTGGTTTATAAGGATGTTATAGACTGCTCCACTAATCCTAATTATCCTGCTGCCAATGCTGGATGGATTTATATTGTTAGTGTTGCTGGTAAAATTGGAGGAGCTTCCGGATCGGTTGTTGTGGCCGGTGATTTTATCGTTTGCAAAACTGATGCAACTGCTGCTGGTACAGAAGCCGCCGTTGGTGCTAATTGGGACATACTGGAAAAAAATATTGATCTAACTAATATTTTGATTACTGGTGGAACTATTAACGGTGCTACTATTGGTCAAACTACTCCAGCGCCAGTTTACTCTTCTCCGTCAATTCAAAAAGGGCCTGCTGCACTAACATCCTTTGCTGGATTTGTGTCAACAAGTGGATCAAGTACTACGATTACATTCACCAGTGCTGCTGATGCTATACTTGCCGGGTATCATGCGACGAATCCTATACTTGGCTTTACGCTTATTACTACCGCTGTGAATCAAGCGAGTGTGACACGATATATTCAGTCGTGGACTAACTCGACTACTTGCGTGGTTGATACTGCTTGTACTTTGGCGGCAAGTTCTACCCTTGCGAGTGTTCAGGCGCCTATTGCAGTGTTTATGAATAGTGCTGGGGTGGTTGGTGGGTATATGTTGGCGAGTAGAGTTGTTTATTATGTAGATAACGTCGGCATCGGGACGACTACTTTCGGTACCTCCGCCGCCAAAGTCCTCGGTATAGGACAAGACACAGCCCCAACCACCTCGCCAGCAGACATGTCGCAACTCTGGTCAGCCGATACTGGTGGAGTGGCTGGAAATAATTCACTTCACATGAGAAATGAGTATGGATCAACAGGGCCAGTGGGATTTGCAGTACCGCCTGAACGGGTAAAAGCCTCTACCATCGCACTTGGCTTAACTAACGCAAATGGAAAGCTCATCAATAACTACGGGCAAGCAGATAACTGCATTTATACCCTTCCTGCTTGTGCTGCCAATCTTGCATTTGATTTCATTGCAGGAACCACTGTTGCAAAGTATCTTCGCCTTACCGCAGCAGCGGGGGACGCCCTAACACTTGATGGCGTGAAAGGGGCTGACGCAGGATCTATCCAATTTGTGAGTGTGGCAGAAGGCAACGCGTTTAGTGTCAGGAGTTATCAAACTGGCGCAGCTTCCTGGGATTGGATGGTAACGACTATTTCCGGTCCGTTGGTTGTGGTGTAAGGGAGGTGTGAAATGATGAAACTTGCGCCTCAAATAGTTAAGTATCGGGGAGTGGTAACGGGATTAAGGATTTCTGCTGTTGATGCTCTGGCGTTTGTTGATGCACTTGATGTAACGTCATTGACTCCAGATAAAGGTTTAGTCCTTCACACAGGATCAGTCACGCAAGCCGACAGCAGGATTTCTGCTGTTGATGGCGGAGCCACTGCAAGCGGCGGGGCATTTGTTGATTTTTCTGCTGGCACTAACCTTACGGATCATCTGGGAAAGTATTTGGTTTATAAGGATAGTGCTGGTAGGGAGTTGCGAGGGTGGATTAAGGGTGCAGGCACGGGGGAAACGGTTAGTGATTTATCCCCGTCTAATAATAGTTTTGAAACAGACACATCAAGCCCACCAACAGCGTGGAACAACTCAACTAATAACGTAGGAACGGCGGTTGCAGATGGTACTGCGCCATCTGGTTCAAACGTGTTAGAATTTAGTCAAAATAATATAATATCAGCATATTTTCTATTTTCATCTTCAACGACAATGCTGATCAATGTATTACTGAAAGCACAATTTTACGCGAAAACTATTTCTGGGAATACCAGTTTAAGAGTTTTGCCAGAATTTCCAATTGCTGGATTAACAAGTAGTTGGACAGAATACACTCAGTATTATTATGGTTCATTGGGTTCTGCTAGAAATGGAAGGCTTGCTTTAGGAGGAACCGGAGTATGTAGGGTTGATTTAATTCGGTTTTATAAAGTCCTCACGCCATCATCAACCGGCTGTACCATCACCTCCACCAAGAATGGCACAACCTACAACTGGGAGTACAAAGACGCAAGTTTCAATTACAACGATGCAAGCGGCTACACCTACACCATCTATGATCGAGATCTATCAGCATTTTGTGATGGAAATCACTCGATAGAGATTTATGACAGTACTGGGAAGTTTTTGCGTGGGGTGTTGGGGAGTGTTGGGAGTGGGGAGGAGTTGGTGGATGTTATTGGCGGGACAAATCCGGCTTTATTAAACGGTAATTTCTCGGCATGGACTGGTGATAACCCAAATAACTGGATTATGGACTTCGTTGAAGATGCTACCAACTATATCACTGAGGCAACCGCCAAAGCTAATTTTGTGAGTAGTTCGGTCGTTAAATTTATGAGTGTTCAGCAAGCCTGTATGGGGGCGGGAGGATTAAAGAAACTTTGGAAAATAACCACAATTATAGATTCTATTACTGGGACATTAAAAATATCGGAACGCGGTGTTGGGAATCTTGCTACATATACGACTCCTGGTACTAAAATAGTTTACAGGAATAATTCAGGATCAGACCGGATAGCGTTTATAAATGATACCCTAGCTGTTAATGCCATTATTTCTGGCCTGTATGTTCAACAAGTAACGGCTCCCTCCGTCTCCGGGGCCACAATCGTCTCAGCCAAAGGCGGAGCAACACAATCATTCAACTATAAAAATGCGAATTTTGCTTATAATCAATCTTCATATCAAGTAGTTATCAAAAAATTAAGGGGCTAAACCAATGCCAGATTACACAATCACATTAAACGAAACAGAGCAAGCAGGATTTGACTATCAATCTTCAATCTCCGGTGAATCTGTTCAAGACATGATTCAGCGAAGGGCTTCTGAAATTGGAGTAGCTTTAAATTATGACTTCAAACGAGCCAAAGTTCAGGACTTGATTCAGAAGATTCAGGACGACCCGGACGCTTATGCTGATGCTATCGAGTCAACGCATAGCGCAAAAGTCGAAGCTGCTGCATTGGCTTCTGCTGCAATGGAGCCGATGGAATGAGATATCTGATATCATCAGTTATTTGTTTTGCAGTTGCTATTTTAGCTGCATGGAATCTCACATGAATAATAAAGGGTGGATATTACCCATAGAGATATTATGGTTCTTTGTAATGTCTATCGTTTCTTGTTCATTTGTTTTGTCTGTTTTCGTTGGCGGGTGTGTGGCGGATTTAATGTTTTGGTTGGTTAAACGGATAAGGGGTTGATGTCAATGCAATTAACGCTTGTAACAGCGCCTACGATTGAAGTGTTGACGCTCAGTGAGTTAAAAAGTCATTTGATCGTCGATTCGGGAACGTTTGTCGAAAACATCACCAATTCCCCATCAATCTATTCCGGACTTCACGCTACAACTACGCTTTATGGCCTTATCGGAACGGGTGTTGATGTGGCAGGCAAACAGGCAGTCGTCTATTTGGAATGCGGAACGAACGGCGCTACGGGTACGGTGGATGTTAAGGTGCAAGAGTACAACGGTGCAACGTGGGCTGATTGGACGGGCGGCGCGTTCACGCAGGTAACAACGGCCAATGACAACACCACCTATGAAAAGGCATACACGGGAACGGCTTCACAAATCAGGGTGCTTGGAAAAGTCCTGCTTGCAGCCTGTGAGTTTGGCGTGTCGGTTGTCACAAACACGGCGTTGACTTCAGAAGATGACGACTTGACCGATTTGATAACAGATGCTCGTGAAACCGTGGAGAAGATCACCCGACGCGGATTATTGACCCAAACGTGGGATTATTGCATTGATGACTTTCCGGGCGAATACTTTATCAAGTTGCCGCTGGGAAATCTGCAAACGGTAACATCTCTCGTCTATAAGGATTCTGACGGCATCAGCACGACAATGGTTCAGGGAACGGATTATTACGTTGAGACAAACGGAGATCAGCACGGGCGCGTTGTGTTGCCTTATGGCGATACATGGCCTTGTGTTACGCTTTATCCGTCAAATCCAATAACGATTCGGTTTACTTGCGGCTGGCTGACCGCCGCTGCAATCCCGAAGGCCATTAAGCGTGCAGTTAAGTTTGCGGCTGAAGATGCGTATTATCACGGGGATCGTTCGGAAGTTCTGAAGCCGGTTATTGATAATTTGCTTTATAGTCATCGGCTGTGGGGGAGTTTTTAATGCGGATAGAATGGGTATTCCGGCAGGTTTCATAAGCAAGATTCTTTTTGTCGTATATCAAAATGGAGCTTACGATGACAATTAGAGCAAAGAACGATACATTTTTCAGTTTCTTTTATAATTTTATCCTTACTACACCCAGAAACATAATAAGTCGATATGGTAAACTTTTTGTTATTTGGATCTATATGGTGAAAGTCTAATGTTGCAGGATGCTTTTCGCCGCATATTGCGCATTCGGCCTTTATTGCAGATAAAATATCGTCAACTTTTATCTTTCTTTTTATTTTCGCTGCATACACAAGAGACTTATGCTTAGTTCTATTTTTAGGATACCATACATTTTTCATGTATTCATTATGATGTAATCGTCTTTTTTCAGGGTCTTTAATTGGCATGATTTTATGATACCTTTTTTTAGTGAGACTGTCAATAATAAAAATAAGCTGAGTTCAACTCCCTGATCCGCATCCATTTATTAAGGAATAAAATGCAAAAGCCCAAACCCATAACCGGCCCAAGCCCAAGCGAATTCAACGCACGGATCACGCTGGAACGTCCCGAAAAGATCCCGGACGGAGGTGGCGGCTTTACTTCAACATGGGTTGTGGTGGCAACGGTCTCAGCGGTTGTTGACGAATTCCAGTCTGAAGAAATGGCGATTGCCATGCAGACAACGGCTTTGACGGTTATTAAGATGAAAATCAGATGGCGTACGGATTTAAAAAGTAATTATCGGGTTGGCTATAAGGGGAAATACTATAACATGATGGGCAATCCGGTTGACATTGGAGGGTTTCATCGCTGGCTCTTTTTCAGAGTAAAGGGTTGATCCATGAAAGCACTCCGTAACGCCATATACGCCAAAAATGCCGGGTCAGCACTCGACACGCTGATCAGCGGCCAGATATTTTACGGCAAAGTTCCGACTGGAACCAGGTATCCCTACGTGGTTTTCTACCGTATTTCTGGCAGCCCGGAAAGAACCTTCACGGAAGAATATGACAATCCGTTGATTCAATTTTCCGTGTTTTCGGCCGACCCTAACTCGTCAAATGAAGTGCATGAAATAGCCGATGCTATCAAGGCGCTTTATGATGAATGTTCGCTTTCGATTACCGGATACACGCTTGTTTGGATGCGGCTGCAAAACGATGTCGGGCCGCTTGAAGATGATTCTATTTCTCAGGATGGGGCAGATGGCGGGTGGGCCTGTCATTTGGATTTCGACGTGCGAGTGAGTCTCCAATGACCAATATTGATAACAATGAAAATATGGAAATTTCAGTTAAAAAATGTATGTGCGGTTGTGGGGGAATAATACAATGGAAACCGTTTCATCGTTACTATGGAACGCCCGATTATATCTGGGGCCATTCGAGGGTCGGAAAGGATGGTGGGTCTGGGATGAGAGGACGCAAACATTCTCCAGAATCAATCCGCAAAATGAGTGAGGCATCTAAAGGGAAAAAATATTCTGTTGAGCAAAACGCAGAGATGCAACGCAAAAGGGCGTTGACACTCAAAATAACAGATCCTGATCGTTTAAGATTTGTAAAAGCTAAAAAAACAAGAGCTGATAATTTAAAGTCTGGGAAAGTTATTCAAGCTCCATGTTGGAATAAGGGTAAAAAAAGACCTCCAGAATTTGGCGCTATTATTAAGAAAAAAGCTATTGAAAGACACTTTACAGATAAAATTCGCAATGAGATTAAGGTTATGTATTGCGATGACAACATTACATCTGAAGTTATTGCTAAAAATTTAGGAACTACACCAGCCGTTATTGTGAAAAGGCTTAGGGAAGAAGGAATTAAAATTAAGGGTCCTAAAGGCTTTTTGACCGGCGTTCCGATATCTGACGAACATGCGAGAAAAAGTCTTAGGCGAAGGATACCAACTTCTCTTGAACAAAAGTTTAGCGATATAGCTAAAAATAATAACCTTCCATATAAGTTTGTTGGCGATGGATCTTTTATTCTTGCCGGAAAGAACCCAGACTTTATTAATATTAACGGAGAAAAGATAGCCATAGAAGTATACGCTGAATTTTATAAAAAATTAAATGGAAGAAATATCGAAACATGGAGGATTGATAGAAAAAAGCTATTTAACGATTTTGGTTGGGATTTGCTATTTTTCAGCGAAAAACAAGTTAATGAAAAATACATTATGAGCATATTAGGCAAAGGAGGGGCAATATGAAAATGACATTAGGGGATCAAGAAATTAAGGGGGTCGGAAACTACGAGTTTTCAGTTGGTGATTTTTTTACTGATAGACACGACATTCCACCGGGAAGATACGTTTCGCCAGATTCCGGGTATTTCACAAGCAAAGACGGTAAATTGTATTTTGACGATGGTTCGGTTTTAGAAGAAATGCCGATGGTTAAAGATGGGTTCAGATATATACCGTTTGGGTCGAACTCATGAAATCCATCTGTATCCCCATACACAATCAAAGTGAATTCAGCCAGATAGCGATTCAGGCGGTTCTTGATAACACGACTGATTGTGAATTGATAATCGTTGATAACGGGTCAACTCCGCCGTTTAAGCCACCATTTTCCGGGTTTA